TCTTGATTGCCTTTGGCTACTATAACAAAATCGCCAATACTTTCAAGGTACGTATGCCAGTCTTTTTGCTCTGGCGAGACGGTGCCGCCTTTGGTGCGCTTCATCTCCACCCAAGTGCGCCATGCCGGAATGTAGAGGTCTGGCACGCCTTTGGACACGCCCTCGGCCTTGAGTCGCCCGGCAACGCTTGGCGACCTAGCGCCGCCATTGGGGATGGCAAATATCCTCACGCCGGGGTAAGTCTGGCGAAACCACCTGACGAACTCGCGTTGCTCAAAATGTTCTGAAAGTGTTGCATCAGATACCGTGGTTTTGGTGGAAGCCATGTTGATCCTCTGCTTTTTTGCGTGCAGCAACTGCATCATCAAAAGATTCAAACGATCCTAAGTGAATTGATTTTCTTTTGATTCTAATTTGTGCTTGCCATCGTCCTGTCTGCGTATGCTTAAAAACACCTGTCACCCCAGAAGAGTTGCGTTTTGATTTAGACAGATTCATGGCGTTATGCGCTCTTTGAACAACACGCAGATTGACAATCCTATTGTCTGTTTTGTCGTGATTTATGTGGTCAATTTCTCCGTCTGGCCAGTAGCCGTAATGCAATGCCCAAGCAGCACGATGTGCAAATAGTTTTTGATTTGCTATCGCACCAAACAGATAGCCGTTTGAGTGAGGAGAGCAAAGTGCTTTTTTGCCAGCAAATCTAGAGTTCCAGCATGTCCTACATAAGTTGCAATGCAACCATGTAAATTCTCCTGTTTCATGGTTATATGAAACTCTAGTTGATAACTCTTCAATAGCAATTCGATCAGTCATATTCGCCCTTAAGCACTTTTTCGATTTCCTCAAGCTTTAGCTTGAGATCGACGTTTTCCCACATCATTTTTCTGTAGTTGTCCCATTGCTTTTCTGACCGCTCGCGCTCGGCAGCAAGCAAGCGTTCGAGCCGCTCCATTTGCAACCGCTCTTTTTTGGTCATTGCCATGATCTAGTAAGTACCCTGTAAAATTTTCCGTCTTGTTTGTAAGTGATGGTAGCCGGTGCAGCGCCTTTGTTCATGGCGTCAGCTATGCCATCAAGCGATGATTCTTCGGTGTTCGGTGCGCGGCTTTGCCTCTTTGCCTCTACCAACCGTTCAAGCGCCTTCTGACCTGCGTAGCCTTCATGGTTGATGGGCAAATACTCGGTAATCGGCTTGTCGCTCAAAGCCCCGTAGTAAGTCACGGCTAGCATTTCCTTACCCGATGCCTTGCTGACATGCTTTCGCCAGTTCCACTCGGTAACCTCAAGATCCTGCGCTTCAATGCCCATAATGTCATCTGACCTTAAGGTAAAAGTTTTTACCTTAGGTTCTGGGAACTCAGCGCCACACGCCGGACACTGACGAGCGGAAATCGGGCAAAGCTCTGAGCAGTTGTCGCATACTTTTACAGGTGCCTCGCCTTCGCCCGATCCGGCTTTTTTTGGCGGCTGTACTGCCGTGATAGGGCCGTGAGTCTCTACCACGCCAGCGAAGTCCAGCACTAGGCAGTGGTCGGTGTGGCTCTTTGGCCTCATGCCTCGCCCGGCCATCTGCACATAAAGACTCGGTGACATGCTGGGGCGAAGCATGGCAATCAGGTCTATGTCTGGATAATCAAAGCCAGTCGTCAAAACATTGGCATTGGTTAAGGCGCGGAGTTTGCCCGCTTTAAAGTCCGCAAGAATTGCGGCCCTTTCAGCCTTGAGCGTGTCGCCAGTCACACAAGCGGCGGCGATACCGTACTGCTGCAAGACCTCGGCAACGTGTTGAGCATGGGCCACGCCAGTGCAAAAAAACAGCCACGCCTTGCGATCTTCTGCCCTAGCAATGACTTCCCGCACCACGGCGTGATTCTGGTCGTCGGTATCAACGGCGCGTTGAAGATCGGCTTCAATGTATTCACCGCCGCGTTTCTTGACCTTTGACACATCAAGTCGCGCCCCTGTTACCTTGCTTCGCAGCTTTGACAAGTAACCCCGAAACACCAATTCCTCGATGCTAACCGGCTCAATGAGATCGGCAAAGATTGCCGGTGCGTCGGTGATAAGCCCATGGCCGAGGCGGTAAGGCGTAGCGGTAAGCCCCACCACGCGCAACGCAGGATTGATTGCTTGAAGCTCCGAAAGAAAGGTGCGGTATCCGCCTTCGTCGTTGTGGCTCACAAGGTGGCATTCGTCGATCAACACCAAGTCAATGTGCCCGACCTCCTGAGCCTTGGTGCGGATCGACTGAATTCCGGCAAACGTTATCGGCTCGCCTAGTTGCTTTCGTCCAATACTGGCCGAATAGATACCCATCGGCGCACCCGGCCAGTGCTGGCGCATCTTCTCAGCGTTTTGCTCGATCAACTCCTTAACATGCGTAAGCATCAAAACGCGCGTTTCCGGCCACTTTTGCAAAGCGTCTTTGCACAGAGCAGCGACAATGTGACTCTTGCCTGAGCCGGTCGGCAGCACTAAGCATGGGTTGCCCTGGTTGCCTGCGGCGAACCATGCGTAGAGTTGGTCGATGGCGCGTTTTTGGTAGTCGCGGAGCATTAAAGTACATGCCTCCACGTTTCATAAGCTAAGATTTTTTCAATGGTGCGCTCATGAACTCCCCATGCTTTTGCTAGTGCCGCATTCGAGTATTTTTCTGTAATCTCCTTCCTAAGTTCTGCCCGTTTTTTTGCTGCCTCTCGAATTGACTGAATGGCAATTGGAGGGATTTTTGCCTGCGGAAGATCGAATCCGCGTTTGCAATGCGCCCCTGGATTCATCAGATATTCATCTCTCGTCATTTGATAACCCTTCCCCCAATTTCGCGCAGCTCTTGAATAAACCTGTCAGGATTCGCACACGTCGCAGGATTAGCCAGAATCTCTTTGCTGGTGAATGTAGTTTCGTTCGGCTCGCCGTTTGCCACGTCTTTGCCGTCAATCACATAAACGGCAGTCATGGCGTCTGGGCCTTCCTTGATCTGCCAAGGCACTAGGTCAGGATGAAGGACATGGCCTTCACAGCCGGTGCGCTGAAACTCAACCGGCACAACTGAATCGCTATGCCTGGCGCAGGTGAATGTGCTGTTTTCTGTGGCTGTTGAATGAGCGCAGGTGCGGCAATTCACCTCTTTCGTGGTGCGTGTCTTGTGGCAAAACTCATGTGCTGGGCAAAACTTGCACTGATACCAGCTCGGGTCAGTGCTTAACGGCTCAGGCATACGGTCAGACAATGCGATGCGTTGTCCTCGAGCGACCAGCCAATTAGCAACGGTTGCATTAAAGCTAATCTGCTCCGTCCATATTCTGTCGTCGTCTTTGCAAATGGCGACGTACAAAGCGCGGTCGATCTGGGTGCCCAACATATAAACCTGCATTTGGGCGTAGTGCATGGGCTTGGCTTTTTCAGCGCCTTTGTCTTGCAACTCATCGAATGATTTTTTGCTGTGCGTTTTGAACTCCACCACGTAGCGTTTGCCGTCGCCAAACGGCACGCCACATTCAGCAATACCATCGACTGAGCCGGACACATGGCACCCGAAATCCACGCGGCTTTGTGATTTGCCGGTACTCTGAATGTCAATACCAATAGATCGCAGGTCACTGACTAGCGTTTGTTCCTCAAGCTGACCACGTCGGAACAAGCGCAGGATGCGGCCCGGAAACTTTTCCTGCACTGCCCACCGAAACGATAGCCACAACCAACGGTCGCAAGGGTGGCCCAACAATGACGCGCCAAGGTGAGGACGCGGCGGTTCTTGCCGATCTTCGTGAGCCTTGTCGATTAGCTCCGCGATGGTGTATTGTGACAAAGTAATCTCCTGTATCTGTTGATAACGTGGCTTCGCCCCAGCCGTTTGGCCGGGGCATTTTTTTACGCAAAAAGATCAACTTGTTCGAGTTTTGCATCAGCGATGTTTTGGCAAGCAAGCTCCCAGTATTGAGGCTTTAGCTCAGTGCCTACAAAACGACGTTCCATCTTGATTGCGGTGTAACCTTCAGACCCGATGCCTGTAAATGGCGAAAACACCAAGTCGCCTTTATTGGTCCAAAGATGGATGCACCGCTCGATCACATCGAGTTGCAGCGGGCACATATGCTTTTCGTCGTTTTCATCGCGCGCTGGCAGTTTGTTAAGCGTGCGCGATTGGTTGATGTCATCCCAAATAGGGCTAGCGTACTTTTGCCACATCAGCACTGGCAGATCATCGCCATGAATTACACGTTCTTCGCATTCACCAGGCTTGCGCATCGTCACAACGTAATCAGGCAGGCCCATACGAGACATGGTGGCATTTTCTCGGATAGTCTTGTGCAGCAGCCCGAGCGCCTTGGTGCGTTGCATGGCAACGACTGGGTCCTTCCAGATGCAGACTTCTGAGTGGTAAATGAATCCAGCGTCTTGAAAAGCGCGAATCAGCGTGCCGCGAAAATCACGCAGTCCGATAAATCCTTGGCGCATCTTCGTGGTCGGCAAATTCATGCAGTGAAACGACACATTGCGGCCAGGCTTAATGACGCGAAACAGTTCGGCAATCAGGAATTTGAGTTGAGCGGCAAACTCTTCATCATCCTTGCAATTGCCCATGTCGTGATCGCTGTTTGAATACACAAACAGATCGGCAAACGGTGGAGAAAACACCGAGTAATCGATGCTGTTGTCTTCCATACGGCGCGCCCATTTGACGCAATCTCCAAGATGCACCGTATAACCATCTCCGGTCATGGTGTCTTCGCGGTATTCATCAACGATGTTTTGCTGGCCTGCAAGCTCTTGGTTCATGATGTCTTTCATGTGTTCGATCATGTTTTCGCTCATTTCGTGATGCTGGATTTCTTTTCGTTTGAGATTGGCGAGAATTTGGCCTTCATTTTCGGCAGTAAATAAATGCACTTTCACGCTGCGTTTTTGTCCAAAGCGATAGCAGCGCCGCACGGCTTGATAAAACTTCTCGAACGAGTCATCTAGTCCAACAAATGCCATGCGCGCGCAGTGCTGCCAATTCATGCCGAATCCGCAAATTTTCGGCTTGCTGATGAGCACGCGCAAAGAGCCATGGCTGAAAGCCATCATCTGCTCGGCTTTGTATTCGGCCTTGTCTGAGCCTTGCACATTGATTGAGCCAGGAATCAGGCTTTGCAGCAGCTCGGCCTCGTCATTCAAGTGACACCAGATCAACCACGGCTCGGATGTGTCTGCATTAACCACTTCCGCTAACGCATGACAGCGGGCCTCGATGCTGTCTCGTTGCGCTTTGCGACGCTCTGCAAGGCCCATAGCAGGTCGAGAAAACAGATCGTTGCCAATCGCATCAGTATCAACGACGTGCTCGATGTACTCAGGTTGAGGAAGGATGTAGCGAGAGCCATCAAAGCCAATATCTGACGGGTTTCGAAGCACGACAGCCCATGTGCCCATCCATTCCCAGAATTTTGACGCACCCCATCCTTTAAGCCGCCATGTGCCGGTATCGCCAGTGTCATTCACGAAGTACGTTGCAAGCATCTCGGTGCGGGACATGACTCCAAGAAACTCGCATTGATTGCCAAGTTCCTCAAAGTCATTCGGGCTTGGTGTGGCGGTACAACTAAGTCGATACGGTATGCCTTGAGCCGCGTCAATAATGCGTTGGCGCGTCTTGCCGTCATGGGCTTTAAGGATGCTGGATTCATCCAGCACAAGGCCATGCAGATCGGTGAAAATAATCGAATCCATGCGCTCGTAATTGGTAATCCACACGCCTGGAGCATTAGGCGTTAAGCCATGAGGCACTCTCTTAACTTCGATGCCAAAAGTCGCGCCTTGCTCGATGGTTTGCTCAGATACAGCAAGCGGAGCAAGAATCAACACCATGCCTCCGGTGTGAGTGGCCACTTCATCGGCCCATGACAGCTGCATGAGTGTTTTTCCAAGCCCCGTATCAGCAAAGATGGCGGATCGACCACGACGCACAGACCAGGAAACGATGGCATGCTGAAAGTCAAAAAGATGTTCGTTTAAAGCGCCGGGCTTGTGCCCCGTGGCTACTTCTGCGCGTCTTTTGCTGGCGACAAAAGATTCATAATCCATTTTTATAATCTCCTGTAGCGGGCTTTCGCCCGCGTGATTGCCTAGTTACTTCTTAGCCCAAGGAGGCGCAGCACCTTCGGCCTTCGGTGCAGCAGCGGCAGGTTTTGAAAACGAGGGGATCGCGCTACCGCTTGGCATGGCATCGCCGGAGGGTTTGAACGCCTTGACGCTGTTACCTGCTTCATAGGTCTTGCCAGTGTTTTTGTCTGTCCGGGCCTCGGTGACACCCAGCTTGATAGACAGATTGCCGCCAACAAATTGGTCAGTATCGGTCACACGATTAAGACCACAAGCGCGCATCAAGTCGCCAAGATAGCGGCGGCCTCTCTCCTCTTTTTCAGAATCGTTGTGTTTGATCGTGATGTTTGAAAACACCACACGGCCTTGATGCGTCGGGCCGGTTATGTCGAACCGTGCAGACATATATTTCCCGGAGTTGTCGCTGTAACTCCTGATGTCGGTCTTGGTAATGGTTGCGGAATACCATCCTTCAGGCAACGGCTTAAATTCACCGTCGCCAGTGGATTCGGGCAGATCGTCGAGGCTTATTGCGTGTTCAAGAAATGCCATGTTATTTCTCCAAGGTGATTGAAAACGAGGGGCGTGAAACGGAAACGGTAATTGCATCGGCCAGTAACACCGTGATCTCTGGCGCGGTGGCCTTCCACGCCGTGAGGTTGATTTCAGGTTTCCAGCGGAACAGGCTCGACAGGTGTTCGGTGAGGCCATGCTCGGCAGCAAGCTCTTGCACCTTGTCTGAATCGACCTTGCGAGTAAGCCGCCCGGTGATCTTGATTTGATGGCCTGTAAGCGTTTTGGCGTTAAAGGTTCCTTCCATTTGCTCGACGATGTTTAATCCAGAAATCAATTGATCTTCTACCGCTCGCCGGGCTTCCACAGCCATACGTTCTGCTTCTTTAGCTTCAAGCCAAGATTCAGACAATTCGAATAATTTTTCCGGACTCACTTGTTGCCCCTTTCGGCCATCATCGCGTCAGCCATCATATAAGCTTGCACAGCCACTATTTCTTCCCACTCCATGCTTGCATTAACTGCATCTCGATCTGTTGTGTTGGCGAGGAAATGCTTCATTGCCATCGCTGCGAAAGCATCGCGCAGGGATTCGTTATTGCTCATTTTGTTTCTCCTGTTGCTTTGGCAATGGCGGCGCGGGCAATTTCATAGTGCTTTGCTGTCACGCGCTTTTCATCTGCCGCATCTGTGATTGACCTTAATGCCTCCAGCAGATCAGGCGCTGCGGTTAGCAGGCGGGCAGTAGCTTCGCGCTCCTCGGGGCCGATCGTTTTACGGGCGGGCAGGTTTGCTATCGTGGTTCTGTGCACGCCGTCCTTGCGCACAACGATAGAGAACGGGTTGGTCTTCCAGCTTTTGTTGACTGATAGATGCCACAGCCCCGGAGTGTGCTTGCTCATTTCTGCCCACCAATCTTGCTAATGATCTCTCCCAAGTCAGGAGCTTCCCAAGCCGCCAGCTTGCCGGAGCGATCTTTTGCCAGCCACGCGCCGTCCCCGTCACACATAAGCGCACGCTGGCTCTGGCCTTCGGAATCCTTCTCCACGCGAAGGGCCAAAACTTCGTCAAAGAAGTAAGGCAGGCTTTGAGATAGCGTCTTGCCGGGCATGGAAGGGCCATACATCACTTTGCCCATCTCATCCTGAAGCTTCTCCAACTTGGCAGACATATACACATGCAGGCCGGGCAGGTCGCGGAATGAGCGGATTAGCTCGGTCATGGTGGAATTCATCTCACCGTAAGCCGCGCGCCCGTCCTTAGTGGCTTTCTTCTCAGCGTTCAGCACAACCTCGGCAACTTCGCTGATGCTATCTAGCGCCACTGATTTAAACGCCTTTGCCTCGGCGCTATCACGCAGCCACACATAAGCTTCGCGCAGATCGTCCATTGAGCCGATCTCAATGTATGGCAAGTCGGCATCAGCGATTGACAACAAGCCGCCCTCAGCCGACAACACCACCGGGTTTGGAAGTGTTTTAATGAGCGAGGTCTTGCCCGCGCCTGCTTGCCCATAGACAAGCAACTTCACACCATCAGTAGCTAACGCGCTGCTACGTTTAAGATTGATTGCCACTTTGTAATCTCCTGTCTGTCTGCACCGTCGGACATTCCGTTCGTGCAGTGGTTGTACTTTAGCAATACTTCTGCTAGATTGCAACAACGCAATGAAACTTTTTTAACAAATAAGGATAAAAAACATGTCGCTTGAAGATATCCGCGCAGCTCTGCGGGATAGGAAAATATC